AGATTGCATAGGTATCTCCTGTCTCTTCGTCGATTTCATCGTACATACGAAGAACACCAAGCAGTGTCTTTTTCAGATTGTGAGATTCGATCGGGATAATCTGCTTGCTGTCAACTACCGCCCACTGGAATGTTCCATATTCATCCTCCCAGTAATGAATCCATCCCACCGACGCATTGGCAGCATTGACGCACAGCTCCATGCAGTTTTTCCGGTATTCATCACCGAGTACTTCTGTCACGACTTCATTTCCATGCTCATTCCCAATATCAAAAAGCGGCGGTGCCGTGAACATATAAGCGGCTTTCTGGTTTACGATGAGTCCGTGAAAGTTCCGGGGAATCCGGTTATCTGCATTACGCAGAGGGTTATCAGAATCCTCTTTCTTTTTCTCGTCTTCGGACTTGACTTTCACCAGAATATCCGTTTCATTCCGGTAGTACCGCTCCGCCTGCATCGCCCGCAAGGAAAATCGTGTATGCCCCGGTTCGTATTTTCTTATGAGTTTTTTCATTACCTCAAGTTCCATGTTCTCACCTCTATTTTAAAATGCTGATGCCGCCCGGCTTGCGAATAATCGTATAACAGAAATACCGAAGAGCATCCATCGCATGATCGTGCAGCTTTACCGGTTTATCCTCGCCACGCTCAGATGCTTTCTGATCCCAGATATACGACCCAAACTCTTTGATTATATTCGGACACTGGTCACTGATGGCGATTTTCCCCTGATTCAGCAACGATGCCACAAACCGGATTCCATCCAACACATCATTTTTTGCTTTCTTGATCGCATAGCCGCGCTTTTTCAATTCCGCAATGAAGGACGCTGCCGATGGATCTATAATGATCTTCACCGGCTTTATACCACCAAGCCACTGCTCCAGATCATCCGCATACTCACTATCCGTTTTCTGTCTTTCCTCATCTCGGCCGGAATAATAATACTCGCGGCAGCACACCCACCGTCCAGATCGTTCTTTACACCACAGC